CATAGGTTTGCATGAGGTCTGCGGACAGTCTGTAAATACTAGGGGTATCGGTACAATGACAACTTAATAATTATGCCACAAGAAAAGGAGAAAAAAAACATGAGTAAAAAAATCGTAGGCAAACAGAACGTGGATTATGTCAGCAAAAAAACGGGTCAGCCCGTTACCGGTGTAACTCTTCATTGCGTTGGAGAATCCAGTCGTGTAGAGGGTATGGAGTGCGAAACAATTTTCGTTTCCGGTCGCTCTCCTATGTATGAACAGTGTATGAAATTCCCCCTTGGTGCGGAAATCAATGTTTCCTATAACCGTTGGGGTACTGCTGATAGTATTCTTCCCGTAGGTAAATAACAATGACGGTCTCCGGTGGTGATTTTATTCCGGTGACATCCGGTGTAGAATCACTTCCGGATGCAACCGTACAAGTTATTTCCCAAACCATTGATAACGATACTCTCAACGCTATTGCGGATAAGATAGAGGTTTGTAATACTCTTCTGCTTGGCATCAATGATAGACTTGATTTTATCATTGCTCTAGGTGTGGCGATAGTGTTTGTAGCAGTTTGTTATAATATACTGAAAAGCTTTTCAAGATTTTAAGAAAGGAGACGAAACACTATGGTTACAGCAGATATGTTAGCACCTATTACCACTACCTTAACAAGTAACCTCGATGTGCTGTTGCCTGTTGGTATCAGCATCATGGGCGTTATGATTGGTGTTGGTCTTATTCCCCGTATCGTTTACAAGTTCTTGTAATGGACTTGTAAAAAAGTGGCGCGTGTGGCTCTGTCCACCGCGCCTTTTTCATCCATTCAGAAAGGAGATAGCATGAAAAAAATAAAAAAGATACTCCCTCTTCTTCTGGGGGTTATGGTTCTTATGTTTGGTACTCTTACGGTATCGGCAGCAGAAACAGTTGACTACAACTTAAAATTAAGTGATATGAATACTGTCGCAACGTCGTATTATGATTCTAAGCACTATTCACATCCTACTTTTGCATTTACTGAATATTGTTATTATAAGTACGATAATAATACTTTGTATGTGTACGCCACTCTTAATCATATGTATAAAAGTGGATATAACTCTGAATCTTTTTCGCTTTTATCAGAAAATGGTGGTAGTATTTATCATTTCAAGTATTATATTGATTCTAAATCCTATGATACTCATGTTGAGGGTGCTGGTCATCAATTGAATTATTCGTTAATTACTAAATTGCAATCATCGGCGAATATTATTGACCGTGAAAGTGGTGATGTTTTTTTTACAAAAACCTTGCGTCCTCCGGTAGCGGTTCAAGCGGAAGTTCTTCCGGAGATGGTGCAGGGTCAGACAAAGGTAATATTGATTACAGCGGTAGCTTGTCTAGCATTATTAGTAATATTGTCGGTATTGCCGAAAAAATTACCTCGATTCCTCAACAGATAGCGGATAAGTTGGGACTTAGATCCCTCTTCTCTGCTCTCTCTGAAAAGGTGGTAGCGGTCAAGGAAACTCTGTCCGGTATTCCCTCTCTCATTCGTGACCATATCAAGGATATTTTCTCTAATATGATAGATACTGTGGTGTCATTGCCTGGTAAAATCAAGGGTTACATTGTTGATTTACGTGATAAGGTACTGGAAAAACTGCGGTCTATCATACAAGGGATATTGGATTTGCCGGAAAAAATAGGGGATGCAATCAAGGGTCTGCTCTTACCCTCTGATGGCTTCATAGAGGGTAAAATCGAACATTTCCGTGAAAAACTGTTAGGTATGGGCATAGATACCTATGATATGGGTTCTATCTTCAATACGGAAGAACCCTTTGCGGATATAACGTGTACTATCAGAGGGCAGACGGTGACTATTGTTCGTATGGATGTGGTGGACAAGGTTGTGAAAAAATTCCGCCCTGTCATTCGTGGGTTTATGTGGCTTATGTTGGTATTTTACAACATTAACCAGTTTTTACATTTTATCGGTCAAGAGGGTATGACACTGGGCGGTATTATAAAGACCGCCGATGCAGAATCAAAAAGGAGTTGGTTGGACGGATGATATTAGAAACTTTAATCAATATATTCTGTGTAATGTTGGATGGTCTGCTCTCTGGCTTTGAATATATCCAGATCCCGAAACAAGGTATTGAAGCACTTGCAACGGTGACGGCTTACGGCTCGTATGTGGTAGGTGCAGACTTATTGCTTTGCTTTGCATCCGTGGTGGCTACGTGGATGCTTATGAAAATAACGGTGGGTGTTGGTCTGTTCATATGGCGGTTGTTGCCACTCACCTAACAAGCTTGCCCTTAATCTGCGCACGTGTACTGGTGATAGTGGGTGTTCTCTCCCACTATCCCAGTGTGCAAAGATGGTTATGCCCTTGTCCTTGGCACAATCTAGGCAAGCCGCAAGACGGTACTGCGTTGTAGCGTGGTGGCTATCTGATATATGATATTCGTTTTGATTATGCCCTTTTCTGTGATCACGGATAAGGGATGAAAGGAGTAATTGTGAAAAACTTAATATGGATACTTCTGTTTGTGGTGGTAGCTGTCGTTCTGTGGCAGTTGCCATTTTTGCTTAAGGTGTTTCGGTGGTTGGTTTTGGATGCATACCGTTTTTTCACTCAACCTCATAAGGTGCATTTGTACGGTATATGGTTGTACTGCGGTCTATATGGACAGGGTAAAACAATGGCTTTGACGGAGTATCTCGTCCGTATGCGTAGGAAATACGGTGATAAGATTTATATTTCAACGAACTATGGTTTTACGGAAGAGGACTTCCCACTTACTACGTGGAAAGACTTATTAACTGAGTATGACCGCCCTGTGATATTTGGGTATGATGAAATACAAAACGAATTTAATTCACGCGATTATAAGAATTTCCCCTATGAACTGGTGAAGCTACTTACTCAAAACCGCAAGGGGAATGGTAAGCAGATTGTAGGAACTGCGCAGAGGTTCGGTCGCGTGGATAAGACTATACGTGAATTATGCACTCATGTTATCGAATGCCGTAAAGCGTGGTTTGGACGTGTCACAAAAGAAAAGAAATATGATGTTGATGACTACGAACAAATGTTAGCAGAAATTGACGTCATGAAAAAGCGGAAAGTGCCTTGTTCGCGCTATCGGTTTATTCAGACGGATTCACTTCGCAATGCGTATGATAGTTTCAAGATGCTTGATTCTGCCCGTACCAAAGAATATGTAAGTGCGTCTGAAAAACTGGCTCAGATACTTGCATCGGCTTCCGGTAACTAGGAAGTCGGGGGCAGTATTACCCCCGACTTCTGTGACAAGTGACAAATGCTCTAAAACCCTTAAAAAATCAACGAAAGGAAAATGTCACACAAAAATTTCAACTTTTGTGACAAGTGACAAAATATGAATGATTATCAAGATAAGCGTTCTCGAAAATGGTTATTGACTATTAACAATCCTAAAGAACTTAATCTTTCCCATGCGGAAGTGAGAGCCACTCTATCCGGTATGAAAAGTGTAGTTTACTGGTGTATGTCTGATGAAATTGGAGAGCAAGGAACATATCACACGCATTTATACATAGCTTGTTCAAATGCTGTACGTGCTTCTACTCTCCATAAAAAATTTACCGGTGCTCATAGAGATATAGCACGTGGTACATCGCAAGAAAACAGAGACTATGTAACAAAGTCCGGTAAATGGGCGGTGACTAAAAAAGCGGAAACATCTATTGACGGTACGTTTGAAGAGTGGGGAGAGATGCCCATAGAGCGACAGGGTTCACGGACTGATATAGCGGATTTATACTCTATGATTAAAGACGGGTTATCCGATTATGAAATACTCGAGCAATCACCGGATTATCTACTCCAGATAGATAAGATAGATAAGGTACGGCAGACAGTACGGCAAGAAACCTACAAGAATCAATGGCGCTCTCTCACTGTCACTTATATATGGGGAGATACTGGTAGTGGTAAAACACGGGGAGTTATGGAAAAATACGGTTATGAGAACGTCTATAGAGTAACAGATTACTTACACCCGTGGGACAGCTATCACGGTCAAGATGTGGTTGTGTTCGAGGAGTTCCGGTCGAGTCAACGTATTGGCGATATGTTAAATTATCTCGATGGTTACCCCCTCGAACTACCGTGCAGATATAACAATAAGTATGCTTGCTATACGCAAGTCTATATTATCAGTAATATTCCTATTAGTCAACAGTACACCCAGTTACAGATTGACAGCTTAGAAAGCTACTATGCATTTCTGCGCCGTATCAATTCTGTACACCACTATACGGGCGGTAAGATTGAGATTAGCCATATCAGCTTAGTGGGTAACGGTTTCCGTCCGGTATTGGACGATGAAATTGACATGATACCATTCAAGGAGATAAAAAATGAAAACAGTAAAATGGATTCTTCTATCGTTGAACCTTAACCCCTACACGCATATCGTTGTTAGGCAGCATACACCGCAAGGTATAGCTATGTTGGGCGGTTCTGACAAGGTATCAGAAATTCTGCGACGGTTTGGTGATATGTATGTTGAGAATACGTATATCACTTCTGACGGCTTGTTTGTCATGTATGTAAAGGAGAAATACAATGACTGATTTATATTGTTTTGTAATATTGTTTATATGGTCTTTATTGCTTATTTTATTGCTAGGAAAGGTGTTCTATGATGTGTTGTGAATTTGTGTGTGTTCATCGTGATAGTTGTATTTATGGTATTAGTTCTGATTATGATTGTCTGCATCATGGTTGCTTAATAGCACTCTCTGCTCCATGTGCGGAATGTTTGCTTAAAAGGGCATCGTGTCAGAGGAAACGAACTGATTCGTTAAACCGCACTTTTGCAAACAGTACTGCGGACTATTCGCAAGAAGTGACAGTTTAACGAATAGTTCCGAAAAATAAAAAGGATACTAGGGATTTTCTTCCCTGGTATCCTTTTCTATGGTGATCTCTCCGTGTTCGGACTCAAATGATCTTATGTGTTCGTCAATAATCAATCTAAACTCGTCATTTATTTTTCTGTGGTTATAGTCGGCAATATACCTTATTTTTGCATTTTGTGTATCTGAAAGTCTTATACCGGTCATTTTTTCTTTGGATGCCATAATAGTATACCTCCTTAAAAATAGGTGTTGACAAGCGTTAACTCCTATGGTATTATACTAGTAAAGAAGTGTTATCACTATTCTTTCTACTTCTAGTATACCATATCAGAGGTAGAAAAGTAAATGTTGGAACGGTTGTTGTCGGTACATTGGTAACCGTCTGAGAAATGATAGCGTGAAAACTGTTGACAGTTTCGGACAGTTATATTTCATAGGTTTGCATGAGGTCTGCGGACAGTCTGTAAATACTAGGGGTATCGGTACAATGACAACTTAATAATTATGCCACAAGAAAAGGAGAAAAAAAAC